GCCTTCGCACTCGACTTCTTCTGGCTCCGCATCAAGGGCGCGGGCCAAGCGTGTGCACAGCTCCTCGACCCACTCTTTAGGCAACATCTCGTTGCCCATCAAATAGACTTGGCGCAGGACTTCTTCGTCGGTCAGGTTGGCAGGTCGAATTGTTTGCATACTTTTCTCCACGCATCATCCGCTGTTGATGATGACTTCAATATTGTGAGGAGCACCTCGACGATGGGTCGATATGCCACGAAGACTTCGCCGCCAGCAAACCAGTTGTAGACCGACTGACGCGATGCGCCCGTTGCCTTGGCAATCTTGGTTACTGGGAAGTCCAGATGCACAGCCCAGCGCCCGAGCTGGTTGCCCAGCGTCTTCGGCGCGTGTTTGACTGTGTCGATGATTTGTTGTGAGTAGGCCATATAGATTAGGTGGGGGTGTAGCGGACCTGCTTTGAACGGCACCACATGGGTACAGGTCGAGGCGTCTTCAACTACACCCCCGAACTCCTTACTCAGCGTCCCAATCGTCAACCATGTCAGCCAAGTTGGCTTTCTGGGCTGGCACTGCGGTCTGCTTCTTTTCTTCCTTGCGCACCACGGGCTCGTCGTCAGCATCGGCTGCTGGTGCGGCGGCTTTCGTAGTCTTGGCCTTAGCTTTCGGTGCGGGAGCTGGCGGCTCGTCGTCCTCGGCTTGTGGTGCAGGAGCGGCTTTGGTTGGGCGCTTGCCTTCGATTGGTTCAGACACCTTGGCCACGTTGTCCATCTTGGCGACCGTCATGGTGACGGCTTGCTTGGCCTCAACGGATGCGCCCTTCTCTGTGCACACTGGGTACTCGTCGTCGGTCAGGTAGCGCATGGTCTTGAAGAACAGCTTAGGTGACTCGGACTTGGTGTCGAAGCGCATGCGGGTCACGACTTCGGTGGGGTCGATGTTCTGTGCCACCAACCAGCGAGCGTAGGCTTGCAGGGGGCGGTTGTCGCCTTCTTCCTTACCGAAAATTGACGTGGCTGGCAGAGTCAACTGGAGCACATCGCCTTCCATGTCATTGGCCAAGACCACAGCGAGACGTTGTTGGTAGCGGCATGCGCGGCTGTTACCGTTGCCTGAACCAGCGATGTTCTGTGGGCACTCGGCGCAGGTCGTGGCTTGAGGTGTCTCGACTTCTGACGCTGGCTTGTCACCGTCTTGTGACCAGCACTCTGGTGCAACAACTTTGTCGGCTTCGTACTTGGCCATGTAGAACACGCGGCTGACTTTAGGGGCTGAGTTCACAACCACCACGTCGAGGTAACGCTCTTCGATAGCGGCGACTTCCTTGCCACCAGCCACCAGACGGAACACGCCACCCTTGATTGAGATGCGCTTGCCGCCGCCACCTGCGCCACCGGCGAGGGCTTTAGCTACTGCGGACAATTCGCCGCGTGCCTTGACGAAGGCGGGTACGGCTGCGGGGTTAAATACTGCTACGTTGCTCATGCTTGTTCTCCTTTAATGAAATTCAAAAACATACCAGCAGTCCCTACGACTTGCTGGGGCTGGTGCATACCACCGTTATTCTTGTGGAAAGTGATCGCGTATTCGAGTGCTTGTGAACGCACCCAGCTATCGTTTGGTTGGTTAGCGACTTCAAGCCCTGCGCTGGTCACGGTTTCTTCAATCGCGACGTCTTCTTTTTTCTTTGTCATTTGGTTGGTTTCCTTACTGATACGTTGTACTCGGTCATCGAGTTCAAGCCGGGGGGTACGAGGCCGGGGTTTTCTTCCAAGAAAGTACGCATGTTGGTCTGCGCAATGCGCTTCTCCAACAGGTCCACGGCATCGTGTTCCTTGACGAACTCTTTGAACGAATCCCAGTCTTGTGTGTTGTAGCGTGTCGAGGTCGACAGCACTACGGTTCCTTGGTCTGTGCGAACAGACGACACGCCCAGCTTCAACATCTGGTCCTTGAGTGCGATCTTCACAGTGTCTTGTTGGGCTTTGATCGCCTCGACTTGTGTCTCGTACTCACGGGTCAGCTCTTGAATCCGTGCGGCCATCTTGCGATAGACCTTGGCAAGTTTGTCCATGGGTACGGACGCTTGCTCAACGGTTTCTTGAGGGGAAGTTTCCCCCTCGTCATCTAGATCGTAGCTCATCGGCTTCTCCTTGTAGTTGTCTAGTGTTTGACAATGGTACACGAACTTTTTGTCGTGCACCACAACTTTCGCGAAATATTTTTAGCCCTCCATTTCTTGTGCAAACATGTCAGTGAGAAGTACGCTGTCGTTGACTTTCGTACTCATCGCCTTAAATAACTTTTTCTCAATAGGACTCGATTCAATATGCACTACGGTTACTTTGTCGGAGTCCTGCCCCTTGCGGTCTGCTCGCGCAATACATTGAACGTACTGCTCAACGCTCATCAACGGACCGAAGAACACCACCGTGTCAGCTGCCGTTAAGGTAATGCCGTGCGCAGTAGCTTGAGGCTGCATGACCAACACGCGAATGTTGTCGGTAGTCTGGAAGTCGTTGATGATCTGACCGCGCTTGCTGGCGCTCACGTCGCCGTGAATCTGCCCCACGCCGTAGCCGTGCTTAGTCAGGTAGGTCACGATGGTGTCGATGCTTGAGCGGAACAGCGCGAAGATGATGACCTTGCGTTCTGTTTCTTCAAGCACTTCGTTGAGCACGTTCAAGCGTGGAGCTGCATCGAACTCAACAACTTCTTTGTCATCGGTGTACGCCGCGCCGCAAGAGATTTGCAACAGCTTGTTCACCGCAACACCAGCGTTGACTGCGCTGATCGTCTCACCTGCCGTGCGCACCAACATCTGCTCCTTGAGCATCTTGTAGTACTTCAACTGCTGGGGTGTCATGGGCACCTCACGCGTCACCGTGATGACCGGCGGCAAGTCGAGACACTGCGCCTTGGAGAAACGAATTGCGGGTTGAAGCGCCTCGAATACTTTGTCGCGTGCATCGGGCTTAGCGGCCCACTTGAACATCGTGATCTTGTTCATCACCTTGTCGCGCCATGCGGTCTGAAACTTGGGCACGCCGGTAGGGTTCACCAATCGAGCCAAGCCATACGCATCCACAGGTGACTGCGAAGCAGGGGTACCTGTCATCATCCACAGGTACGTCTCAGGCTTGACGATTGACGACAATGCTTTCCAACGACGAGTCGATGGGTTCTTGTATGCGTTTGCTTCGTCCACGATGATGAGGTCGAACTTACCGTTGGCGTTGATTTCTTCGGCGATCAAGTTGAGGCCATCGTAGTTAGCAATGACGATCTCGTAGTTCTGCTGAATCATTTCAATGCGCCGAGTTGACTGCGCATGGTGGGCCACCACTGCTGAGCGATGGATGATGCTGCTACCGATGTCACCCATCCACGCGCTGTGCATGATCGAGAGTGGGCAGAGAATCAACACACGACGAACTTCACCACGCTTCATCAAGTAGTCAGCGGCCCACAATGCAGAGAGCGTCTTACCTGTGCCGGGGTCGTTGAAACAAAACGCACGGCGGTGTGCCGTGAGGAAAGCCGCAGTCTCTACTTGGTGCGCCATCGGTTTGTAGCGGCCCGGCCAGTCGTAGCGCCGAGTGATTGGCATGGGGACATTCTTCACGCCGAGGTTCTTCAACACACGACATTCATCAAGGCCCCAGTAGACGGCGACTTCGTAGACACCGTTCTTCTCCGACACAACTTTGTGCTTCGGGATGATGCTGTACTTCTGTGGGTTGCGTGTGCGTAACAGCAACGCCTTGTCTTCAATGATCTGCAAGGTCTTGCTCCAATACGTAAAACTCTTTTGACGAGAAGTTCATGGGGTCATTCAGTTTTTCGTAGCGCAGCAACTTTCTGTTTGCCAGTTCCTGCCCAACCTGAATAATGTCATCCCCGTTGAGCGGTTGCAGAACATCAATAGCTACATGGCGGCTACCGAACTTGATGAGCCACAAGTTGCGCAACACTTCTGTCGACGTGTCTTTAAACTCTGTTGCTGCGAAGCGTGTGTCATTGTCCATTTTTATCAGTCCTCCGTTACCAAAAATTCCACGTGGGTCAGTCCACCCCATCGCATAGCGCTCTGTTGCTCTGTATTTCAAAGTCATACGTCCTCCTTGATGCGATACCACGTGCCCTTAGCTACCTCGAACTTACCTGCCTCTTTTAGACGGTACGCGGCGTCGTGCCAGAACTCTTCTTCGGAGGTCTGCACCCACTCATCGCCGTACTTTGCTTGCCACAGCGTGACAAGATTTGAGAGCGGTATCTTGTACGCCTCCTGCTCGTTGGGGTTGAATGGCTTTGCTTGACTAGCGTACACGCCTTGAAGCGTCGCGTGTTTGGCGTTCATCATCGACTGCGCTAGGTTCTGCGAGTACACGTTAGCTTGCATCGCGAGGTGCCGTCTCTTGAGCTCTTCTTCCTCGTGCAGTTGTTGCATGTGGTTGTTGTACGCATCCTCCATTGGACTTGTTGGCACACCACCTACGCGACCTTGCGCGGCTATGCCGCCTTGTCCTCCAAGGACTCCGTCAAAAATTCCCATTTGCTTCTCCTGTTATTCATTCTGGTTTTCTACACACGTACTTCGCTCGGTCCGTTAGGTAGTGTTGTTCAAGGTGGCCCAACTGTTTAAGCCGCTTATATGCGTTGACAAAGAAGTCATCGTTATCAATCGTCTCTAGGTCTACCCATTCATTTCCAAAACGTGTTACCCAGATATTGATAAGCGTCTCGACAGGTATCTTGAAAACATCTTTCTCTAAGTCGATCATCGTGAGCATGCTATCCACCGCGCCGTACTTGCTGACCCGCGCAACGTCTATTCCGTTTTCGCGAATGGTTACTGTTGAGCTTTGGTTTGTGAAATTAGAGCCGGTGATGTTTGCGTGCATGTTGGCGGGTGGCCCCGCCGTGTTGGTTATTGCATAAGGGTGCGCTATTGCCATGTCACTTCCCCTTGATGGTGTGGTCGGAGTTGCGTGCGTATGAGCGGTTGGCTTTCGCAGCTTTCACCGTGAGGTTGGAGCGCGTCGTAGTGCCACCCTTAGACAGCGGCTTCTTGTGGTCAACGTCTTTGCCGTCACCCTTGTGCACCTTGCCTTCACGCTCCATGATGGCGCGGGCTTGGTTGCGGGCAGCGCGTTTCTTTTTGACCTCTGGCTTCTGGTCATACGCTGGGTATGGGATACGGTCTTCTTTGTTCTTGTAGGGCATAGTGGTTCCTTAGTGTTTCTTGTTAAATTCGCACGACTTGACGGCGCACCATCCGCACAGCGGTGACTGTGTTGGATTCCAAATATTATTTGTGAAGCTGGCTTCGAGTCGAGCGGTACGCTCGCGGTATTTCCACCAGATTGCATCGGCTTGCTCGCGCATCATCTGCATACGAACCATATCATTCTTGACCAAAAACAGCAACGCTGAGTTGACCTTGCGGATGTGCGGGAAGTAGATGAAGACCATGATCGACATAAGCATCAACTGCTCGCGGTCAGGGTACTTGTTGTTGCCTGTCTTGTAGTCCACCACCCACGCTGTGAGGTTGTCGTCGTCGATGATGAGCAAGTCGGCAATGCCTCGAACCCACACGTCTTTCGCTTTCCAGTCGGTAGGCTTCAAGTCAGTAGTCAGCGCCATCTCAAACTCGGGGAGCTTGCGACCGGGCTTGTCCATCAACTTGTCCACCACGTCTTTGAATTGCAGGTGCTCGGGTGGGATTGGTTTGCCGTCACGCACATATAACTCCAAGCTCTCGTGAACCTGTGTGCCGTAGCGTGTTGCCTCAGTCTCGGTGAACGGGTAGTTCTTCAAGACCTTGACTTCGTGATAGCGCCGAGCGCAGCCCTCAAAATCTTTGAGGGAGGAATGTGACCAAGCGATTTGTTTTTTCATGGGTAGTGGTGGTTTATTTGTTGGAACATTGAGAAAGCCATTTCGATTACCGAGTATTTAAGGGTCTGCATGATCGCGTAGCCAACGCCGTCCGGAGTGCAAAGCATGAACTGCCGCCCGTTTCTGTCACGTACCAAACTAAACCCCCGCAGCTCCATCAAGTCGAGCATCGCTTGCTCTTCAGAGTTTTGCGCTGTTAACGGCATCGCACAAACGATTTGCAAAGGCTGTAACGAAACGCTCGTTGTCCCACAGGTCGTGGCCCATGTCCCACAGGATAGCGTGCGTCAACTCGTGCCAGAACGTGTCGTCAACTTCTGCTGGCTCGAACGCGTTGCCGTGATTGTCGTACACCGCGATGTCGATGCGCTTCTCGTCGAAGTATGTGCGGCCATAGGATGCAGGGTCTTGCACAGTCTGTGGTCGGTTGATGGTGTAGGTGTGTTTGCCTACTGTGATTTGCTTTGGTATCTTCATGGTGCTTCTCCTACTTGTTTTAGTAACCTCTTAACGTCGCGCTCTAGTTGCTTGAAGGCATACCTATCGCTTGGCGTTATGCTGAACGTGATGTACTTGCCGCTGGGGTGGGTGACTCGGCCGTGTGCATTACGCGAATACACCCAGCCTTGTTTCACCAACTTACCAACAACACGGTCCATGTCCTTGCAATGCGCGAACTTGAACATCGTGACCTCCGTTAGTTTTTAGCTAACCCATACCGAACATGATGACCACCATCCGCATCAAGCGGAATACCGGGCATGTACTTCGGCTCCATAGTCATCTGCGCCAAGACCCAAGTCTTAGCGTCAGCGGCTTCTTCTGCTGGTGCAACAGCAATCAATTCGTCATGCACTGTTCCCTTCACAGGGTAGCGTTTCTCAACGCGTAGCATGCCGTCAGTCATCACGATACGCGCAACACCTTGCACGATGTTGTTGGTAATCTTACCCGCGTAGAGCTTCGTAGGCGTAACGCCTTCTTCGCCGTAGACCCACTCTTTTTCTTTCAGAGTTCTGATCGTACCATCGGCCAGCTTCTCGGTCTTGTTGACTTGACGGAGATTAGGATACCGCAAACTCATACCGTTTGGCAAGACGATTTCTTCCTTCTTGAACGTAATGCACTTGTAAGTATGCTCGTGCCCATCGTGCAGTGCGCTGACCATCAACGAGGAACACATTTCCCAGAAGCCAACCACAGGGTACGCTGTGCTGCGGTAGATGTCGATGATCTTCTTAGCCGCCACACAGTGCGTGAGAAGTTCTTCCTCGGTGCAGGTGTGGGGAATCTCAGCCATCTTCTCTAGGTTGTCTTTGTAGTCGATGAACGCTTGAACGTATGTCGCGTTGACTCCAAGTTTCTTCGCAAACGATTTGTCATAGCGTTGCGGCGGTGCACCGAGGAATCCCACCAGAAGCTGCGCTGCGAAGCTCGCCCACCCGAGCCCATAGCCGCAACCAAGTAACGCGCTCTTTGCAGATTGCCGCAGGTCAGGGTGGCTCTCTTTAGTAAGGCCGGGTATGTTAAACATCTGAGCGCCAAACGCGGCATAAGGGTCGCCGCCAGAGCGAAAGATGTCGAGCATGTCTTCGTAGTCTGCAAGCCACGCGAGTACTCGCGGCTCAATCTGCGAGAGATCACCCACGACCAGTTCGCAACCTTCGGGAGCCATAATTGCTTTGCGTAAGAACGAACCTCGCTTGAGGTTTTGCATGTTGATGGCGCTGCCTTTGCTGGCCGTCCATCGACCCGAGAGAGCGCCGTAGTACGAAAGCGGAACAGGCAACGCGCCACGTCTGGAGATGTCAAGAAATCGCTGAGCGCGTGTCCGCTCAGTCGTCGATTTAACTTTAAGGCGCGCTTCGCAGAGTAGGGAGACGTCTTCGTTCGACCCATTGAGGAGCTGTTGGAATAGCGCGTCATTCTTTGCAAGCGCAAGAGTCTGCTTGCCTGTGGTCTTGCTTTTCTTGTACGGTGCAGGTGTTCCAAGAGACTCAAGAACTTTCGCGAACTGTACGTTCGACGCGAGTGCAGCTTCTTCCACGCCGAGCTTTTCAAGTAGTGATTCACGTTTCGTGCGTTCGTCATAGAGCGCTTCCTCCAGCATTGGCCCGTCAAGCACGAGCATGGGTTCGGTGTACATCTTCAACGTCATGTTGATGAGCTGAAGTTCTTTGCTTGGGTACTTGCCTCTCAGCGTGTCGGTCGTCGGCTCGTAACCAATGTAGAGCTTGCCAAAGATTTGTTCGCAAAGAAATACGTCGTGTTGACAGTAAGCTGCGAGTTCTTTCTCCATCTGCGGATTGAGTTCCTCGACGCCGTCGGTGGAGTACACGGCCTTGCCTTTCGCTGGGAGCCCGAA